AATTTCAGCGGCTTATCGACGCCGCAAAGAGCATGCGCACCACGGTCGTGACCGTCGATGGCGTTGTGTCGCCGGAAAACGCGTCCATTATCATCAACGTTCTCGCCGCTTTCGCCGAATACGAGCGAGACATGATTCAGTCCCGCATCACAGCGAGCAAAGAGCACTTCCGGCAGCGCGGCAACCACCTCGGCGGAATCGCGCCCTATGGCTACGCCGTAACCGGCCCCGTGAACGACAAGCGGTGGGGTATCGACGAGTCAGCGGCGGCGATTCTGCGGGATTGTGCCGACCGGCTGATCAACCACGGGGCGTCGTTGACTGGCCTTGCCCGTGAGCTGAACGAGCGGGACGTATTGCCGCCCGCTGAACACGCACGGCAGCGCGACGGCCGAAAGCTGCGCGGCGGGATGTGGCACTCGACCACGCTACGGGACGTGCTCTATTCGCCCGCCGTTCGCGGATGGCTCGTAAAGGCCACCCCGGGCACCAAGCGTTCCGCCCTCACAAATCAGCCCGTCCTCGACGCGCAGGGCAACCCGCTGAATGCCGGGCCTGCCATCCTCGACGCCGAAACGTGGTCCGCCGTGCGCGCGATTATCGACGGTAAGGCGGTAGGTCGAGGCAAGACCCGCAACGGAAAGGCGTTGCTTTTGCACGTGGCGCGCTGCTCCGAATGCGACGGGCCGTTGTACCGGCAGCGCCGAGAGGTCAACGGCAAGGACTACAGCACCTACGTGTGCCGCGCCGGGGTCGGAAAGCGAGGCATCCACAAGCCGAACGTCGTCATTGCCCGGAATTTGGAAGACCTCGTGTCGACCGACTTCCTTAAGCGGTTTGGCGGGTTCGGCCGTAAGCGGTGGGTCGAGGCCGACGGCAGTGCGGTTCTCCAACTCGCCGACGTCACAGCGCAGTTGGACAATCTCTCTGCCAGCATTCCGCACCTGCCCGCCGGTGGCCGGACGTGGCGCCTCGCTATGGACCAGGTGGCAGCGCTGGAAGCACGCGAGGCGGAATTGCGCGCCGAGGCCGAACACGCCGAGGGCCGTTGGGAAGACAGCGGAACGACCGTCGGCGACGAATGGGCACAGCGCGACGAGGAAGGACGCCGGGCCCTACTCGCCGACCTCGGCGCCCGTGTAGTGGTCCGTCCAGCAACGCCCGGTGCACCTAAGCGGTTCGACCCGTCGCGGGTGGCCGTCGAGTTCGAGGGTCCGGCGTGGTGGCGTAATGACCCGGCGGCGGGGGCGCGTACCGCCCTGGCAATGGATCTGAGCGACTAGGCGCCCGTCTAAGCCCCTCGCAGCCCCGTTCGGCCCCCCTCGGTCGAGCGGGGCTTTTTCATGCCCGCAGACGGGCGCACAGAGCGTCAAGGCGGCATCCCTAAGTTACCGGCTAGTAACATCTAGAGCCGTACCGGCGCCACCCCTCGGGAGGACGAGCCGCCCCTTGCCGCTGTGAGGCGCTGTAGGGCTCCCTATGCGCCCCGGAGGGTCGAGGTGGACCGAGGGCCTTAGGTCGTCCCCCGAGGCGCTCAGACGGGCGTACAGGGCGTAGAGGCTCTACAGCGCGAGGGGCTGACGCTGGCTGACGTTATAAAAGTGCTCTTTCTCATTCCCACCCCCTCTAGCCTGCTACTTCTGACGACTGACGTTTTGACTATCAAACTCAGTATGTCTATAGAGACTCTTAAGGGATACCGGACAACACCTTTCATCCGTCAGTCGTCATGACGCCGCCCCGCGCCGCTGTTAAATGTGCCCCACGTCACATTTCCTTTTCTCTCCTTTTTCGCCCCTCCGCGTATGCCCCCGCGCTCTAGGGACACCAGCAAGGGGAACCAAGGAGAGAGGGTGAACCCTTATGGCAGCCGAACGCCTGATAGCCGTCATTGTGGCTTGGACCTGCGAAAAGTCCGCGCGAGGGCGCATGGCCCGGGACTTTGTGGACAACGTCGGCAACGACGCGCGCATGCAGGCGGAGCGGCTATCGCGACTCGCCATCTACGCCGAGCAGCAGATCGGGCGGACGGGCGGGCTCGCGTTCCATTAAGAGGTAAGGGCGCCATTTCGGCGCCTTTTCTTTTGGTCTCTTTCGTGACCAGCCGTCCCATCGAGGGACGGAACCCGGGTCTAGCCGTCCCATCGAGAGACGGAACCCATTCTCAACCGTCCCATTGATGGACGTAACCCGTTTTGATCCGTCCCCTAGCAAGACGGAACTAACGCCGATCCGTCCTCTCATGGGACGGAACCTAACTTGAATCGAGACAGCCGCATGGACAAGAACGAGCTTATTCACCTACTCCGGGTCGCCGAGACAGCGCTATGGGACGCCGTCTTTAAGGGCGTGCCCTCCGCCGAGGCCGCCCACCGGGAAATCACGCGCGCCCTACACGATCTCACCGATACGGGTAGCTGCGGCAAGTGCGGCAAGACCCTCGCGCAGGCCGACACGGGCCGTCAACGCCTCTATTGCTCGGACAAGTGCCGTAAGGCAGCGCACCGGAAGCGTAATGCGCAGGTGGCAGCGTGAACGCCCCGGGCATCGATGCCACGCAGGCCGAGCTAGCCGCGTGGTGTGCCTTTTGGCGCAGTGGCGCCTACGGCGCAAGCCCGAAACCCGATCGCAAATGCGAAACGTGCGGAACGGTAGTAACCGGCGGGCGTAGTTATTGCTCGAATTCCTGCCGGTGGCCGCCTAAGCCCCCGTGCGTGCGCTGTGGGAAGCCAAATAGGCGTACGGGCCTCGCCGGTCGCCGAATCGTCCCGTACTGCTCCTCGCGCTGCCGGTATGAGGCAAGCGCCACCACCCCACCTACTAGTCACTAGGAGGTGCCCACCATGGCAACCCCATTTGATGCTGGAACCTCGGCGCTGTTGGCGATCGAGGATCACTTGCCCGTGCCCCGCAACCTCGCGGAAAGGAACACTGTCTTTCGTTCCCTGAACATAATTCGGGCGCTAATTCTCGGATATGAAACCCCCGAGCCGGCGGCCGTTACCGAATTGATGCCATCGGAAACCGACTAATGTCCAATTTGGGATATGCCTTTGCGCTCTAGAAACACATAGGGAACAGAGCTGCGCCTCGCGCACCATTCCCCCAATGCTCGGCGGACGGGAACCCGCCGATGGCAACAGCGCACCTCGGAGGGTTAGAACCGAGGGGTAATCCGGTCGTGCTCCGACGGATTACCAGCGCTGTTGCCTCCCAATTCTTCCGGTAGTCGTGCCGTAATGCGTCGCGCCTAACGCCCAGGGGGCGCGACGTTCAGCGCGGCCACCGGAACACCTTTTGCGCATGCTTGGCGGCAGCGCGCGGCGTCGAGGGTGCCTCTAGCACCTCCGCCCCATTGCTTGGCCCGTTCGTCTTGGACACACGCCGCCCATGGTGTCCTGGACGAGCGGGCCTTTTTATTTATCTCGAAAAGGAACCGAGTCAATGCCTAATCCGCCCACCGTGCCCAATCTTCGCGACCGGCTAGACGCCATTGTCGCCGCTGTTCTCGCCCGCATTGAGGCCGACGGCCCCGTGACGCCCGAGGGTGGCCCTCACGCCCTCCTAGGCCACCTAGCGTCCCTCGTCGACGCCGGTACAGCCCTACGGGATACCAAGGCTTCCCGCTGGGCGCTGAACGCCGCTCTAGAAACTCGGGGCACCCGATGACGCACGTAGAGAGCGCGATAGCGCCAATTCCTCGTGACCGCCGAATGCGCCTCGCCGCCACCCTCGCCGCGTGTACTGACCCGCTGTTGAAGGCGCTCGGAATGGACATTCACGTCATCACAGCGCGGGAAGATGCGGAATTCGCGGAGCTGGCCGAGGGATTCGCGCAGGAGAGAGACCGAGAGAACGAGCTTCGGGCGGCAACCCTGCCCCCGATTCCCGCACCCACGAAGGAAACTGAGTGAATAAGCGAGAAATGGTCGCCGATCTGCGCGCTAAGCGTAGGGCCGAGCACGAGCACATGCGCGCGCTGGTCGATAAGGCCACCGCTGAAAAGCGGTCGCTAAACGCCGCCGAGTCCGCCGAATTCGACCGGCTAGAGGCCGACATTCGGGCTTTCGACGACCGCATCGAGGAACTCGGAATTCAGATTTCGGCCGACGACGCCGCCGCGCCTAAGGCAAGCCAGTACGCACCCCGCAGCAACGGAGACAAGATGATTGAGCGTCGCACCGACGTCATGCCCGGCACCTCCCGTATTCAGGTGACCCGCGCCGAGGAAATCTACCGGCCGGACGACAACAAGTCGTATTTCCGTGACCTCTACATGTCGCGCCATAAGGGCGACCGGGACGCTGCGGACCGGCTAGCGCGGAATAACAAGCTTCGGCTCGATGAGCGAAGCTCTGTCGGCATCAGCACCACGAACGGCGCCGGTGGCGAATTCGTCCCGCCTCTGTGGATCGAGTCCGAGTTTATCAAGCTTGCCCGCCCGGGGCGCGTGACGGTCGACCTGACCAACGTTGCGCCGCTTCCCGCTGGCACCGACACCATTAACCTGCCCAAGGTTTCCGGTGGTACCTCCGTCGCTGTTCAGTCGGCGCAGAACAGCGCGATTTCGAATACCGACATGCAGACCACTAGCGTCAGCTCGCCGGTTACGACCGTGGCAGGTGGCCAGACTGTAAGTTTGCAGCTCATCGAGCAGTCGCCGCTAAACGTCGATCAGGTGATCCTCGGCGATCTCGCTGCCGCCTATGGCGCCACTTTCGATTCGCTCATCCTCAACGGTTCCGGCACTTCCGGGCAGCCGACCGGCATTATGAACGTCGCCGGTATCAACGCCGTCGACTTCCCGACGCCGACCGGCACGCCGACTCAGGCGCAGATCGTAAGCGCGCTGTACAGCAAGCTTGCGAACGCGATTCAGCTTATTTCTACGAATCGCTTCCTCCCGCCGGACACCATCATCATGAGCCCGCGTCGCTGGGCTTGGCTCACGGCGACTTCCGACGCCTCGAACCGTCCGCTTGTGGTGCCTCACGCTAACGGCGCCTTCAATGCGGTTGGCGTTTCCGGTGCTGTGGCCGCCGAGGGTTACGTGGGCAGCCTGCTCGGTCTTCCCGTGTACGTCGACCCGCAGATTCCGACCAACCTTGCGCTAGACGCGGGTACGGGTGAGGACGCGATTATCGTCGCGCGTATGGCCGATCTCTGGACCTATGAGTCTCACATCAGGGCGGAAGCTTTCGAGCAGACCTACGCGTCGAACATGAGCGTCTTTGTCCGGCTGTACAACTACGTCGGATTCATCGGCAACCGCTACCCGAAGTCGATTTCGGTCGTGACCGGTTCCGGTCTTACCGCGCCGACGTTCTAACAAGAGTGGCCACCACCTACTAGTGACTAGTAGGTGGTGGCCGCCCTGGTTGGTCGGTCTGTGTGCTTTCCGCTCGGGGGGTTGTCACTTTACGTGACGCCATTGGGTGAGGGGTCGCTACATCATGTGCAGACCGGGGGGTAGGCAAATCTCTTGCGCATTACACCTAGTGGACCCAAGCCCAGGGCAGGAACACATGAACTAACTAGTGAAACGCACGAAACGGCCCGACCGAACGAAAAGTGAGTGATTATGCCCGAAAAATATGCGGCATCGGTCGCCGCGCTCGGTAACAGCGGTCGCGCGCTGTGGGACAGCGTGAATGCCGATTACGAGCTAAACGCGTTCGAGCAGCGACAGCTACTAGAGGTCGCCCGATGCGCTGACACGCTCGACGCGCTTGACGCGGACATTCGCGAGAATGGCGTGATGCGGGATAACAAGCCGAATCCTGCTGTCGTCGAGGCGCGGCAAATGCGTATTGCGTTCGCCCGCCTTTGCGCCGCCCTTGCGCTGCCCGACCTCGACGCGGACGACACCCCGCGCTATCAGCGCCTCGGCACGCGCGGCCCCTATGCGCTGGTCGGCGGTAAACGTGGCTAGGTCGAAACGGGCTGCGCAGGCTTCGCTTTTCCGGCGCTCCGCCGACGAATGGCGGGCGGTTCTGCCGTACGGAACAACGGCGGACGCACTAGCGGCGGCCCCACAGTTGGGATTTCCCTGGTTGCGGCGATACGGCCTACTTACCGACGCTGAAACGGCAATGATTCGCGCTGTCGCCGAGGGCAGCGCTACGCACGAACTTCTTACGCGTGACTACGCGACTCGACTTCTCTCTGAATTGGCGGCTTTTCGTGAGACGACGCAGGATGACGACCACCCCGACCACCCGCAGCATTGATGACGCGCTGTTGCGGCGACTCGACCGCCTAGAGCGGCTCCTAAAGCCTTTCGTTGACGCCGAGACTGCCCGGAAGGTGGCTGCGTGATTACCCGCATTGTTCGTTACGCCGCCCTCGGCGCATCCATGATTATCAGCTTCGCCGTCGAGCGTGACCTAGCGCTTTCGCATGGCGTGCCGGTGTCCGTCGCGTCGGCCGTCCCCGTGGGCATCGACCTATTCCTTGTTTGGGCCGTCCGGTCACGCCGTGACGTTGCCTTGGCCGTGTCCGTTGCTGTGGCCGCGAATGTGGCCGGAGTACTGACAGCGGAATCCCTGTCCGCCGTCAACACGTGGGTGGCCGCCGGGCTGCACGCGGTATTCCCGCTCACTGTGTGGCGTATGGAGCGACCGGCGGACAGCGGAGCGGACACGGTGACCGGCGATCCGGTTTGCGCCCCGCAGATGGCCGCTGAAAGCCTTTCGGCCGTGGCCGACAACTGGCCGTCGGATGATTTGTGGCGAGACTTTGAGGACAGCGCGCCGGACGCCCTTCCGCCGACCCCGGACGCTATTCGCGCTGCGATTGACCGGCTGTCCGCTGGTGGCCGGAAGGTGACCGGCCCTATGTTGGGTGACCACTTTGGTGTGTCCGCTCGTACCGGTCGCCGGTACCTCGCAATGGCCACGTGATCACGTTTGCGTGTTACCTGACGCTACGTCAGCTAGTGCTGACGAACCATCAGATTCCCTTGTGAGCGCCTAGCACACAACGAAACGCCCCCTAGGGCTCCGGACCATTCCCGGGGCTTCCTAGGGGGCGTTCTGTGTGTTCGGGGCGGCTACGGCTGCAT